CAGATGGAATTATAAATGCTAATACATTATTAGATGATGTACTTAAACCAATAACAAAATCATTTGTTCAATATCCATTTGAAGGATTGAATAAAATTACTTATGGTTTAAGACCTTCAGAGTTAGTAACCTTTACAGCAGGGTCTGGACTAGGTAAGACTCAAGTAATGAGAGAGGTAGTACATCATATTATAAAATCAACTGAAGATAAGATTGGTTTGTTAATGTTAGAAGAAACACCAGTTATAACTTCAAAAGGTTTGATGAGTGTTGAAGCTAATCAAAGATTACACTTACCAGATGTTCATGTAAGTAAGGAAGAGATGACAACTTACTTTGATTCAACAGTAGGTACTGGTAGAGTATTTATGTATGACCATTTTGGTTCTAACTCTATAGATAATATTGTTTCAAGAGTGAGATTCTTAGCTAAAGGTCAAGATTGCAAGTACATAGTGATTGACCATATAAGTATTATTGTATCAGACCAACAACATGGTGATGAGAGAAGAGCCTTAGATGAAATTATGACTAGGCTTAGAACTTTAGTCCAAGAGACTGGAGTATCTATGATAGTTGTATCACACCTTAGAAGACCTGAAGGTAAAGGACATGAAGAAGGTGCAGCAACTTCACTATCACAACTTAGAGGTTCGGCTAGTATAGGTCAGCTAAGTGACATGGTTATAGGGCTTGAGAGAGACGCACAGAACGAAGACCCTGAAATTAGGAACACTACTAGGATAAGAGTATTAAAGAACCGATTCTCTGGTATTACTGGTCCTTGTTGTGATTTAAGATATGATACAGATACTGGTAGATTAACAGAAGTAAAATCAGATGACTTTTAATAAAGTTGTATTTGATATAGAAACAACCATGACTGCTGATAAGATATGGTGTATTGTGTGCAAACATGGTGACACTTACTATCAGTTTAGAGAAGATAAACTTCATAGGTTTGAAGAGTTTATAAAACAAACTGAAGAAGTAATAGGTCATAACATAATTGGATTTGATATACCAGTTGTTAATAAAATTTTTGGTTATGATTTGTTTGCTCATTGTAAAAAAACAGATACATTAATTTTATCTAGATTATTAAATCCTATGATAGAGGGTGGTCATTCTCTAAGAAATTGGGGAACAAAGTTAGGACATAGTAAAATACCCTTTGAACAATTTGATTTCTTTACTGAAGAAATGTTAACTTATTGTAGGAATGATGTTGAATTAACTGAAAGACTATATAAGTTTTTAAATCTTAAGACAAAAGACTTTGGACAATCAATAGAGTTAGAACATAAAACTGCAGAGATAATACAAAAGCAACATGAAAAAGGATTTAAAATAAATATCATTGATGCTTATGAATTACAATGTAAGTTTCAAGAAGACATGAATGATTTAACCTCAAAGGTTAGACAAACTTTCCCACCCTTAAAAATAGAAACAGAATTTATACCTAAGTCTAATAACAAATCAAGAGGTTATGTTAAGGGAGTTCCCTTTATAAAAGTTAAATACAAAGAATTTAATTTAGGTTCAAGGCAACAGATTGCTGAACGATTAGTTCTTCTTGGATGGAAACCAAAAAAGAAAACTGAAAAAGGACATACGATTGTAGATGAAAAAGTATTATCTCAGATACATAATATTCCTGAAGCTAAATTAATAAAAAGATTCCTAATGCTACAGAAAAGAATTGCTCAAGTCAGTTCTTGGATTGAAGCTGTTAAGGAAGATGGAAGAGTGCATGGCAAAGTAATTACCAATGGTACAATAACTGGAAGAATGAGCCATCAGTCGCCCAACATGGCTCAAATTCCTGCTGTGTACTCTGAATATGGAAAAGAATGTAGAGCCTTATGGATAGTTGATAAAGGTTATAAATTAGTAGGTGTTGATGCTGCTGGGCTTGAGTTAAGAATGTTAGCACACTACATGAATGATAAAGATTATATATATGAAGTTGTGAATGGAGATATACATACTACAAATCAAATTGCTGCAGGATTAAATTCAAGAGATGAAAGTAAAACTTTTATTTATGCATTCATCTATGGAGCAGGGTCAAAAAAAATAGGTAGTATTATTGGAGGTTCAGAAAAAGATGGTGAAAGAATTAAGGAAAAGTTTCTTAAAGCAACACCAAGTCTTAAACATCTAAGAGAAAAGGTAGAACGAATAGCTAGTAGAAGATGGGTTAAAGGACTAGACCAAAGAAAAATAATAATAAGGTATCCACACGCAGCTTTAAATACTTTATTGCAGGGAGCTGGAGCAACTGTTATGAAATATGCGTTGACATTACTACAAGAATATGTTAGTATAAAACAAATCAAAGCATTCCCTGTAGTGAATGTACATGATGAGTTCCAATATGAAGTTGAAGAAAGTAGAGTAGAAGAGTTTGGAAGATTAGCAGTACAATCAATTATAGATGCAGGTAAACAATTAAATATAAGGTGTCCATTAAATGCAAAATATAAAGTCGGAAACAATTGGTCAGAAACACATTAGTACATTAGCACCAGATATAAAATCTATGATTGCTGGTATCTCTGATGGTAAGTCTATTAATATAACAGAAGAAAACATGGCTGTATTTTTAAATAATATTAAAGAAGCTATGTTTGCTTGGAATACACCAAGAGCAAGACCAGATAAAGAAGGACAACTAAGAATGTCCTCTATAGGTAAGCCCTCTAGACAGCTATGGTATGATAAACATAGTCCTAAAGATAGAAAAGATGAAGACGCAGGAATGAATTTAAAATTCTTGTATGGTCATATCATTGAACACTTAGTATTATACTTAGCAGAATTAGCTGGTCATAAAGTAGAAGACCAACAAAGAAAAGTAGAAGTAGAAGGTGTCTCAGGACATATAGATAGTATAATTGATGGTGAGATATGTGATGTTAAATCAGCATCACCTTTTAGTTTTAAAAAATTTCAATCAGGTGAGATAGTAGGTGATGACCCATTTGGCTATCATGCCCAGTTAGCAGGATATGAAGAGGGCTGTGGTACAAAGGATGGTGGCTTCTTAGTTGTTGATAAATCTTCTGGTGACTTATGTTTTTATAAACCAGATGATATGGCTAAACCTAATGTTAAAGAATTAATTAAAGATTTAAAAGTTTCTTTAGATAAAGATGCACCACCAGAAAAATGTTATCCTTTTAAAGAAGAGAAGAATGGTAATAAAACTTTGGCTATTGGTTGTCAATACTGTCCTCATAAATGGGAATGTCATTCAGATACTAATGATGGTAAAGGTTTAAGAGTATTTAAATATGCTAATAAGAATACTATGTTAGCTGATGTTGTTAAGAAACCTTTAGTAGAAGAGATAACAGAACAATATAAAGAACAACTAACAAACTTTGGTAAGAGAGCATAATGAAATGTTTTTATTGTAATGCAGAAGTAAAATGGAATAATGATTTTGATACTGAAGATACTTACCCAGAATCAGAACATAATATAGTTAGTATGTATCAATGTGATGAATGTGATACTTGGTATGAAGTCTTTCATCAAAAAAAGGAACACTAAACAGATGAGTAAATATAAATATTGGAGTACTAAAAAATTAGAAGATTTATCTAACAAATTACATTTGGGTAACAAAGATAAAGGATATGGAACAAATGTTGGAGGGAGGGCTAGTACAAAGGATATTCATTTTGAAATTGAAATTGAAGATTTACTTTGGCAGAGAGAGAAGAGAGAGAAAGGTATTGAAGATTTTGATATTCATTTGGGTTGTGCTGCTTATCCTTATTGTGATATAAACCCCACAATGTGTTGTAAAGAACTAAGTTGGTCAAGATGAACAGTAAAAAAATGAAACCAATAAGAAGAAAAGCAAAACATATTCTTGTTGAGTGGTTACAATCTTTATTAAGTAAAGAAGAAGCAAGTAAAATTAATTATAAGAATGTATTTTCTTTTATGCCTAATCAAACTCACTACTATCATGGTGATACATTTAGACTACAACCTTGGAGTTATAAATGGATTGTAAAAAAATTAAAAAGAAATAAAGAGTTGACAATAGATGATTTAAATGATATGTTACAACCATCAGAACAGCAATTAAGAAGAAAAAGAATGGCAGAAGAAGGACCAATTAATGACAAATAAAGATATGTTTAAAGGAGTTACCTATGATTCATTAGATAAACAAGTAGATGGAAATCATTATAAAAAAATGAAAATACAACCTGCTTATTTTATAAATGAAAATCATTTAGAGTTTGCAGAAGGTAATGCTATTAAATATATATGTAGACATAAATCAAAAGGAAAAGAAAAAGATTTATTAAAAGCTAAACATTATATTGATATGATATTGGAGAGAGATTATGACTAAGGAAACACAGATAACACAATTAGAAAAAAGAGCAAGAGGTTTTAGAAGAATCATATCTTCATTAAATGATTTACCTATGTATGGTATTAATGAACATATAGATAAGATACTTCATGTAAAAATTGATGCTTTAAAAGACCATCTTAAAATAAAGATAACTAGAAATAATGAAAAGTTAAATGATATGTATACTGAAAGTGTAGATAGTTTAGCTGATGATGATGGACAACAAGGAACAATAGCACCTGTAGTTTTAAATAAACCAATTAAGGATTATAAAAATGACTGATGAAGAAGATAAAACTTATGAGAATGAAAGTCCATCACCAACTCCAATGGTTCAAATATCTCTAAAAGAATATGATAAACTAAAAGAACATCAGAAATTTATAACTGATAAATATTTAATTGGTTGTATAGATAACTTAGAAAGATTAGTTAGAGTATTAAGAAAACATATTGTTAGGAGTGTTATTGATGAATGATAAAATTGTAGGACTTAATGGTAAGCCAGTTCCAATAATGGAATTAGATGGTACATATCATATAAGACTTTGTTTAATAGGTTCAGATGATATTGATATTAAAAATGTAGAGACATTTGGTATGGCAGAAGATGGTTTCTTTATGGTTAAGTCTTTAAATAATAAAAGATTTCCTGTATTTATGACTAGCCCTGCAAGAATTAAAACAATTGAAACATATAAAGATGGTCAAAAACCTATGACAAAATTAAATTCTGAAAAGGGTGATGATGATTTTCTTGTAGACTTGCTGAGAAAGAAAAATGAAACCCAATCGAAAGCTTAAACCTAAGAAAAGAGTTAAAAGAAAAGAAGCACACTTGATGGCTTTTAAATTAATTATAAATAATCAAGGACAATTTATAGCTGA